TACGCCAGCCCGGATCCACTCGGCGTTAAGAATAGCCTTTCCATTACGCTTAATATATTCAAGCCCAACCCAGGTATTCGGCTGATTTGTTGCCATCATCCATTCGAGCTTGATGTTATTGTAATCTTGCTTTTCCTTTAAAAAAGTTACTTGTTGTGTTTCAGGTCGCGCACCATTTATACGAAACCAACCATCATCAGGCCCGGCACTTAAACGGAAAGGGCCACATTGTCCATCAGCAAAAGCAGAACGTGATAAAATTAACAGAACCATAGTAATGGTATGTTTAGCTTTCAAAATACTATCCTTATGGAAGAGATTTTTCTTTATCTGGAATTTTTAACGAATCCTCAGCCCCGCGGGCTTCGCACACCATATCCATGTACCACTCCTGGCCCCGGGTGT